GAAGAGGAGCGCGAGCGCGAGCGCGAGGCGCGCAGGAACGGCGAGCACGCCGAGCCCTCGTTTGAGGACGCGAGCCGTGAGGCGGACAATCAGGCGTTCGCGGATGCCTGCGGGAGCATGACCCGCGAGGACTGGGATGCCGATAACGACTGGCTGGCATCAGCCGGTTGGGGCGAGATGTAAGCCCCCGAAAGAAATTCGAATAAACTTCCACCGCACCCCTTGCAACCGAGGGGGCGGTGTGCTATACTACGCGCATGCTCAACAGCACCACCAACGAAGAAACCCCCCGCCCCGAGCCCCGCTGCCCGCGTTGCGGCAACAGCGAGGACGCGCCCAACGACCACGACCTGTGCGAGAACTGCGTGGAGGCGATGGAAGACGACTACCCGACTGGCTACGAGGCCGACGATGAGCGGCCCTACGGGTGGGATGTGCCCGAGGATGAGTACCCGGACTGGTAACCCCAGCCCTCCCCTCAGCCCCTCAGATGCTCGGCGCGAAGCGCCGAGCATCTTTGTTTTCGCAATGTCCGAGTAGTGATTTGGGTCCCATAGACCACAGCGTTATCGGAACGGCTAGCTCCCATCCCCTCAAATTTTCTTAAATATTCTCAAATATCCTGGATGGTCTAAAAATTTTTTGGCCACCCCCCATTACCCCAAACCTTAAAATACATGGTATGCCATAAAAAATTTTGGGCCCCCGAAGGAGCCCAAAAAGTTTATTCAAAAATTTTAAATTATTTTATTGGCCTAATTGTCTTCTTTGTTGAGATGCTGCAACCTCAGCTGCACTTGCAGTAGTATCTGGATCTGGACCATCATGTACATTTGGGTTTAGATCTCTGGAAGCTTTTTGAGCTTCTATTTGTGCTAATGCAATTGCTAAATTTTTCTTTCTTAACTTTTTGCCTGTTCCTGGAACAGATCCACCTCTTATTCTCATGTCAGAGGTATCTTGGAATATTTCTCCACTTCCAACTTCTATTGCTGGTCCTTTGCCTTTCATTGAAGCATAGATTGGATTGTCTTTTACGGTTGGTCTGCCCGAGTTTGATACGATCTCCCGTGTATGATATTCTTGGTCAGGAACGTTTCGAATTGCTCCCATACCAGGGTATACGGAGAATGTTTGTTCTTTTCTGGCTCCCTTGCCGAGAGGGTTTCCTTGTGCGGTTACTTCTGTTCCAATAATACGAGGAACATCTTCACCAGTGTAAGGATCTACATCCACTACATCAAGGTAGACTGTCCTTTTCTGCCTGTACTCCAAAAGTTGTTCTAAATTATTAACTTTTTCTTGAAGTTGTTCTGATAAATTTTTATAATAATTTGTTAGGTAATCCATAAATTTATTTATAAACAGACAATTATGATATAAAATTTAAGTTATTTTTTATTTTTTATTGTACGTTCTTTTTCTTCTTGTTCTCCCAACGATCTATCACAAGATCCCAGACCGTTGGTTTGAATCCGGGGCCACGGGGTTTTTTGATTCTTGGAATTGTAATCCAGTCTTCCAGCCCGTCTTGGTCACCATATCGATCTCCCGGATAGGGATCCGGTAGCCAATCTGTTCTTGGATATTCTCCTGTAAGATACGGATCATTTTTTGCATTATCGTATCTTGAAAATGGCATTTCTGCTTCATTTAATATGAAGGTAAGATAATTTACTCTTATTTGAAGTTCTTCAGACAAATTTTTGTAGTAATTTGTTAGGTAATCCATAAAGTTATTTATAAAAATGATTCTAAATATGTAAAAGGAAAATATTATGCTAACAAAAATTAAAAATGTTTTGGCTAAGGTTACTAAAATTGAATGGATCGTTCTAGGAATTGCTGCATTAGCTCTTTTTGTTGCTTTAACTAAAGAAAACAGCAACAAGAAGCACCACAAGGCTGAAAAGGCTGCTGAAGCAGTAGTTGAAACTAAGTAAGAAAAAGCACTAAAATAAAAATTGGGCCTCCTTTTTGGGGGGCCCAATTTTTTATCGAAAAAATTTTAAAAACCCGGTGGCCTCCAAGGTGGTTGGAAGTGCATAATATGGTTTAATCTCCCGTGTATGTACCAAATGGCCAGTTGTTTTTTGTCTGTCTTCTGCCTGCAATGCGGTCTATTCTTTCTCCTTCGGCATTCAGGAATTCTTTGTCCCCTGGGAAGTTATCCAGTATGCGCATGCTCAAGTTTTTTAGAATTTCTTTTCCTGCTTTTTGGGCCACCAAATCAGGTGAATCTTGGTAAGATCTTTCGAAATTAGCTATAAGATTTTGTGCTGTTTTAGACCCGGGCATGCTGCTGAGTGGTCTTCCACGGTATGTATTTTTTGCCAGTAGATCTTGTTTCGCTCTGTGCTTGTTAAGAAATAATGAGGTGTTGATGTCGCTTATTCCCATTTCATACGCTCTCCAGGCCCTGTCATGGTGAGCGTATTCTTTATTTGGGTATCTGCCACCGTAAGCGTCCACTTTAAGCAATTCTTCTTCTTCAGCATCGGTCAATGTCGCTACCTGTGGTGGTGGATCACCGCTGTCATCATATGCCACGGTTAAGGGAATAAAAGTTGGTCGAACTACTTCATTTAAAGTTTTTTCCAATTTGAAAATTTTTTCTTGAAGTTGTTCTGATAAATTTTTATAATAATTTGTTATGTAATTCATAATAGCCCTCAATACGTTGCGTTTGAGCTGTGTGGAATCATCCTACTTCCAAATGGTAGGTCTGATGGGAATGGGCTCTCTGCTGGAAGATCTTTTAAGGTAACTCTTCTTTTTCCTCCAGGGAGAGGATATTCTATATCCAAGGGCATTGCAAGATTTTGTATGTTCTCTTTATGTCCTTTTCTGCCTGTAGTATATTCTTTTCCGTCAGTACCTGTTTTGATATTACCTGTTCTGATATTAACAAGATTCATTCTTTTTGCGTCTGAAGGATTCATAAGTCTTTGTACTTCTGGATCCAATGTGTTAAAGTTTTCAGTTCCTATATCAATACCTTTATCTGAAAGTTCTTCTTTAAATTTTTGCAAATATTTTTGTCTGGCTAATTCTTTTTCCATTCTTTCTTTACTACCAGAACGCAAGGCTTTAGCATATCCAGCTTCAAGGATATTAACTCTTGTTTGAAGTTGTTCGCAAAGATTTTTGTAATAATTTGTTAAGTAGTCCATTTAAACATACCTTTTTAAAACTTTTTGTAGTAAATCATAATTAGAAAGAATTTTTAATTTTTCTTCTTCATTTGGATCAAAGCCTTTTTGCTGAATCCATGTTCCCGGTGTTACCTCACCGGAAGCCAGTCTTACTCTTTGTTCAACTGATGGGTCAATAATTGACTCCGAACTAGAGCCACCAGTTGCAACAACAGTACCTTTTTTCCCAGGTCTTACAGGAATAGTAGGTGATGTTATAGATTTTGCTGTAGCTCCGCCACTTACAATTACTGTTCCGCGCTTACTCGGGCTAATTGGTGTATTTGGGGGGCTTAACGGTGGAGCTAAATTTTGCAATTTTTGCAAATTTAAAAAACTATCTCCGATTCCACCCTCATCGTCAAATTCACTAGATTTTTTAAAAAATTTAGGCAAATTGTAATTATAATTTGCATTGCCAAGAGAAACTTCAAGTAAATTTATTTTATTTTGAAGTTGCTTGCATACATTTTTATAATAATTTGTTATGTAATTCATATTCAGTACCAATCTCTCCAAAACCATGTTCCCTGATTTGGGTTCCTTGGATCTGGATTCCAAACCCAAATAGAAAATCCTGGTGGGCCTACTTTATAAGTTGTCCCATTATAAGTCCAGGTAACTTCTGTTGTTGGTGGCCAATCCCAATCTGCGGGATATCCAATTGGACGAGGTGGCCGTGTCGTATAATTTTGTCCTCTAGGAAATAAAGAATCTAAAGAATCATCTTTTTCTTTTGGTGGCTGATACATATTCGGTGCAAAAGGATTTGGAATTTCCGTTGGCGGACCCGCCTCTGTAGCCATTTCATTAAGATTCCAAGATTTAAATTTTTTTGTTTTTGGTAAAAAATTATTTTCCAAATTAAGATTTTTTGTTGATGGGTATCTTTTTCCACCTGGGGTAGTATTAAATTTATATAAATGTTCTTTCCAAAGTTTAAAAGCCTTTTCCCATTTTTCATAATCTAATCTATATTGGGGATGATTTACACCACCTGGTTTATATAATTTGGGATCTGGTGGTTTTTTTGGATTTCCATAATTTGGTGGAAAATAATCAGAATCTTTTGGTGGAACTTTATATTTTGGCAAAGATGGCCAAACATATGTTGGAGTTCCTGGTTTTTCTATTTCTTGATCAGGAGATTCTTGTGGGCCCTGTTGTGGTTTATTAAAATTGGGATCCCGCCACCACTGTTCGCCTGTTGGTATTGAGGGCCATGGTGATGTTTGAAATTCTGTTGGGGGAATATAATATTCTGTTAAAAAATTTTCTAACAGTTTTATTCTATTTTGTAATTTTTTACATTTATTGTAATAGACAAAATCTTCCATGCATATATTTATGCAATAAAAAATTACAATCTATATGATTTTGCAGTTTTACCTAATTGTTCTATTGAAAAATTAGTTAAATCTGATCTAGTACCAGAATTTTGTAAACTGGAAGATGGTGATACGTTATAAATTTGACCAGTACCAGTTGGAAGCGTTGTAGAAATACTTGAAGAAGATGTAGGTGCTGAAGTTTTGGGAAATTCACCTAACATTGTTTTTGCATCATCTTTACTAAGTGGCCTACCGTCTGGTCCTGTTATTTTTGGCTCAGTTATTGTCGGTGGAATAACAACAGTATCAGTAGTGTCAGTGGGTTTAGTAGTAGCTGCTGAAGAAGCTAAAGATTTTGAGCTTGCTATATCAAATCTTTTTTTCATTAATTGATCGCGCAACAAATCTTTTTCTGTTCCTGGTTCGGTCATTTTCCATCTTCTATAAAGATCTTGCTCTTCTTGTTTATCTTTTTTAATATTATCTTTTAGTGATGGGTTTTTTAAACCACCTTCTGGACCAATTCCAAGATCTTCAAAAAGTAAAAATTGTTTAAACTTGAGCATATAATTATTTATCAGATTTTTGACCCTTAATAAGTGATGCTAATGATTTAAAAAATCCTTTGCCAGAATCTACTGCATCTTCAACACTAAATCCACGACCCTCTTCCTTACCAAATTTTCCTTTGGGACATGAAAGAGTTGGCATGTATAATTTTTGAGATAATGCTGCTCTTGGATTTCCAACTGAACAACCACAACCACCTTTGCACCAACCTATTGAATCTGTTGCGTTTTTGGCACTTGAAACTCTAAATTCACACGCCATGCAGATTTGTTTGCGCTTTTTAAATATTTTTTCTGATACCTTACCCAATAAGGCTTGAGAAGATTCTGCTTTAAAATAATTTTTAGTTTTTTCAATAAATGATGGATTTTTTACCAAATTATTTTGGTTATTTTGTATTAGTTCTGCCATAATTTCACTTTGTTTATTTACTAGTTTTTCTGAATTTTCAACTCTACTCGCATTTACCATTTTACCATCTTTTACCTCTGTTGCAAAAACCGGAACATTTTTATATAATTCATGCGCTAACCATGGATCTACTTGTAATATTTTATTTTTATTTCTCATAGTATTTAAAAAAGAATTGTTGACATCTGTTATGATATATTTTTTTGTTTTTGGATCTATTGTTGCTATTTTTTTATTTTTAAAACTTTTTCTATCAGTGCATGTTTTGCATGTTTGAAAAGAAACATTTTCTAAATTTTTAAGTGAACACGACGCAGAACATATATTATTATCCACATTCCAGTATTGGCAATTAATATTATGTAAATATTTTCCTTTAACAGAACATTGTACTAAATTTCCATAAATTAATTGATCATCTACGAAAGAAAATTTATTATTGTACATTCATAGCTCCTGCACCACTGCTGCAATCTGCCTTTACTTGTATTAGCCATTGATAATCATTTGCATCACAGTTTCCTTGTCCATAATTTATACCACCGCAAGAACACGGGTCATTCCAATTACATGTACAAGTACATGTGCCTAAAGCAGATCCAGGACACCCAATTTGAGTCCATTCATCATTACAAGGACAATCAGTAACACAACAATTATTTTGACTTGGATCACAATTAGCATTATCGCCCGCAAAACAGGTAAACCCGTTCATGTAACAAAATTGACATCCAACTCGACCATCACTACAATAATTTTCTGGATCTTGGGGTTCCTCTCCATATACATTGTCACCATAACAAAATATTTCAAAAGGTGTTGTACTGGAACCCTGGGATCCACAATAACCCAAAGTTGTAGTTCTTACTTTTAATTTTTCCATAGTTGGACGACCAGTTCCGCTTGCCCATTCTCTTATAGAAGTTGGGGTGTTGTCTCGAAAGCATTGTTTGAAGTCTGAACCACAATACTCTCCAAGGAAACAAATTGGTTTGCCTTCCATAGTCCCTTCAAAAATTCTAGCTTCATTGGAAACTGCTTTAAAAACAACTACAGCCTTTGAACCAATTGTTGTTCTATAAGCTCTACTAAATTCTAAAGTATCTCCGCGCTTTTGGGAATAACCAGGTTTTACAACATTATTCTCATCAGTATAATAGTATGTAAATAATCTTTTACCAAACCAATAATATTTTTTTTCATCAAGTTCGGGTGTTATTAATCTGGCAGAAATACCTGATAAACATGAATTTATTTTACCCACAATTGATTCCGGTGATGCTGAACCTATAAACATGTCAAACGAACTAGTTTCAAAGTTCCCCGCAGTGAGTGGGCACATTTTTAATGATATTCCGCTAATTTGCATTGATGGGTATATAAAACTATAATTTATAGTTTTATTAACATTATTTGTTATTTGTATATATTTTTTTATTTCAATTAATAGTTGTTCATTTGTTAAACCAACATTTGGAAATAAACATAGTGGAAATTCTATTTCAAAAATTTCTGTAGATTCTATTTTATCAACTTTTTGTTGGTTGTAACACAATGTTGCTTCAAATGATTCTAGCTCCTTTACTCCACATCCTCGCTCACCTCCGTTGGCACCAACATTTATTCTACATACACAAGAACATAAATGGTTACATGTATATGGGGGAATTGTACAACTTGCAAACGCACAGGGGGGAGCACAACCTCTTTTTATATTAACAACTTTAACTTGTAAAGTTTCGTCACCATTTGCACAAAATGCTCCTTGCCCCGGACCATTTCCACCGGCGCATGGATTTAAACTTAAACTTAAACTTCTATTTTGTATAGTTTCAGTTTCTTCATTATAATAATATGAAGTAGTTTCAGGAATAACATATTTTATTTGTCCATTATCTTGAACAATTCTTTTTATAGTTGCTAAATTTCCAGCGGTTTCACTAAATTCTTTTTCAATATTTAATTCTTCTATTGTTTTTGTTTTTTTATTAATACTTGAAACTGAGGTAGATTGTTCTGTGTATGAAATTAATATGTCTTTTTTGTTGCTAGATTTAAATTGTTGACCACCCCCACCTTGATTATCAACATCTGGAACACAATTAGGATCTGGGCACAGACAGCCACAACCATCGGTACAACATTCTGGAACTGGGTCGCATAATGAATAAGTACAAGCAATATTACCACAATTTTCTGCGTCAGGATCAAAATATTTGCAATAATCAGACTTGTTTCCTGTTTCATCTATGGCTATCATTTCTTCTCCTGCGCCGGCGCTTCCCTGGGCTTTTCCCTCTGGTTTTGAACAGGTTGCATACCCCTGACATCCCCTCATGCAAAACCCACCGCCGGAACTAACATAGACAGGTGAATTTATTCCATAAAAATCTGGATATGGATATCTTGCTAATAATATTGGTTTACAATCTTCTTCGCTCCAATTAGTGCCTTGATTTGTACATGTATTTGGACCACCACCACTATCTTGGCAGTAAATTGATTGCAGTGTTGTTAAATTTATGCTAGGTGCATTTGCAGTAATATTTGGTGAAAGTACATCAGTAAAATTTAATACTGGAGAATAGACATCATCTCTGTCATTAGTATATCTCTGTACAATTTCAGAATCTCCATAATTAGCCCAACCAAAAGCTGGAAGACATAAAAAATACCAGCCATTTTCTGCTCTATGTATGTAGGCTCCATTTACACCAGATGGTTTATTACCAGATGTTATTGGTGGTGGTGGAGGTCTATCGCATAAGCAACCACTAGCAACACCTGTATTAACATCTACAGTACCCGTGCAATAATTTCCATAACCACCTATGCAAATTGGCTCCGCTACAATTTTATCACAACAACTTGTAACATTTCTAAAATCATAAGTTGGCCAATTAGCTTTAAACCAATTTACTGAGTCTTTTATAGTACCAAAATTAACTGATGGAATATAAAATTTAACATTTGATGGAGTTCCGTCTTCTAAAAAGTTTGACTCGCAACTTAAAGTGCAAGAATAATGATTTTGTGTATCTTTGCAGTTAAGATCATTTATTTGAGCTAGTATATATTTTTGTTGATTTAATTCAAAACTTAATCTTACACCCTTTAATGGTGTCTGTGACGTATTTGCGATTGGTGCAGCCTCTCCGGGCATATTTGCAATTATAACATCATACTGTGCTTGGGTTAAACAGATATGAAGTGGTTCTGTATCAGAAAGTACTCCTGTAACATTTCCCCAAGGATATTCTGTACTTTGAGATTCACTACCAACACACCATCTCTTTTTAAAATAAGATGCTACCTGTGAATTTGTCCCTCTATATGGTGTAAAAAATGTATTACCAGCAATATATCTGCCAGATCTATTTGCACCTAATCCAGGATCATAATTAAAAGTAAAATATGGAGAGCATCTATTTCCTGGACCAATATTTGTTCCATCTGCACCAACTACAACTTCAATTTTGTCAGGATAGGTTGTTTGGGTTGGTGAATATGGTTCTAGAGAACTAGACCCACCGCCACCTCCGCTTTTTTGACCACCTCCACCACCACCTTTCCATCCACCACCACCACCACCTCCACTTGTATTTGATAAAGTAGGATCTACTGTAGGTAACCAGCTGTAAGATCCACGTCCACCAATATATGGGCTTGGAAAAGAACCTCTAAAAGCTTGTGTATCTCCAAATGTACCACCGTACAATTGAGATCCACCTATTCCTGGCCTGTCACCAAGTCCATCATGACCCTCTATTACGCCACCGTGGCCACCATTACTTCCTGTGGTAGAACCAGCCCCGCCACCACCAGCAGCAAAAAATAAATATGGTGAGGTACTGTTTGGACCCACTGAAGCAGCAGCTCCACCTCTACCAGACATTGGTTGAGCTGGTCCTCCAGATAATATCGTGGTGGTGCTTACACTAAAATCATATGGAAGAATCGGTCCAGTTCCGCCTGCACCAATAAAATATCCTATTTGATTTGCTTGTGGATTTATTTTTGATGGCACGATATTAGCATCAATATACGCCCCATTTCCACCAGATCCACCAGTGTTGGATCCTCCACCACCGCCCCTGAGCATAACTCTACTCATTCTGTCATAATCTGGACTGCATACATAAGTACCATTTACAGTACTCATGGATGTAATTTTTACAGGATTTGTAAAACCAGCTACAACAGAAGGATTTACTGGTGATTGTGTTGGATATCTATAAAGATTTTTAATTCCTAATGTAATATCCGAATAGATATTGGAATTATATTCCCAACAAGGTATTGCAATATAGTGTTTTTCTAAAGCAACTGGTGGTTGAGTTTCATCTTTACAACAACATATTTTTTTAGCCATTCACATACCTCGACACTATATTTATAGCACTTTTAGTCCTGCATCTGTAGTATAGTAAATTTTGTGAAATGATTCTTTACACCATTTTTCACAAACAGGGCAAGGTTTTGAATTTCTAAAATTACCAAATCTATTAAATCTAAAATTCAAAAGTATCAATTTTTTATCCATCAATCCTTTTGGAATTTTACGAAAAGCATCCAACTCAGAATGCATTTCGGCACAGCGATATCCGAGTCGAACACTTTCTGGATGTGTTTTAAAAATATTTTGACCTATTGCAATAATTTTACGCTTGTAAATAACCAAAGAAATATGTTTCTTTTGTCTTTCCATTGCCATTGAAAGTGGCTTGGCTATCGGCATATAATTTTGCAATACGGTCTCAATATTCATTACGTCGTCAGCTTCAGTTTAGAGCCACCCGTTGGAGGTTCAAGTTTATTATTTGGAGTAACAATACCGTTATTAATGCTACTGTCGTATTGTTCTTTTAATTCATCTAGTGGTTCAACAATAAAAGCAATATAGGATTTTGGAATAGTAATTCCTTTTGCTGCTTTTGTATAGATTAACCAAGGCATTAAACCAATTTGGCCTTGTCTCATTGGAACTAAAATTGCTGGATCTTTAAAGATATAAGAAGTTTCAGTTTCTTCAAATCTTGTTAAAATTTCTTCATTAGAATTTAGTCTAAATACTTTTACGTTCATATAGTTCCTTTGTTAGGTCTATATTATAGCTCAATGTAAAAAGAAAGCAAGTAATATGATTGGGTTTAAAAAATTTCTTATAGAACAAAATAAAAAACAACAAAATATTGATATGTTTAAAGAAGTTTTGCGCCCATTAGAGCAAAGCAAATCAAAACCAGATGAAGTTTTAAAATTACATAGATCAGAAAAAGGCGATCCAACAATTGGAATTGGTCATAGTCTACAAGATAAAGAAAAATCAAGACAAATTTTTACAGAACTTTTTCCAGAAAAAATGAAAAACCCAAATTGGTTTAAAAATATTACAACTGGAACCGGAAGTATGACTAGGGACGAAGTAGAAAAATTATTTGATAGAGATGTTAGGGTGCGAGCAGATACAATGTATCGCATATTACCAGATTATGAACAATATAGTCCAGAACTACAAACTAGACTTTTTACTATGGAATATAGAGGAAGTTTACAGGGCTCACCAAAAACTATGAAATTACTAAAAGCTGGACAGTTTGATGCGGCGAGCAAAGAATATAAAAATAGTGATGAGTATAGGTCTTCAAAAAATAGAACACCGCATCCAAAAGACAACAAAGTTAGAGATCGTGGTATAGCTTTGAGAATGGACGATGATGCTGCTGTAATAAGCAGTGAAGTTAACCGTCTTCCAGCAGGAGCTCCTGGTACCACAATTTATGGACCACCCTCTCCAGATTCAGAAGAATATATTAAAAAATTAGAAAAGGTTAAAACGGAAGTTCTTCCACAACAAGTTCGTGGTTCTTCGAAACAAACCACTCGGGGGGCAAAGAATCCTTCCACTTCGCAAAGCGGACCTTCTCGTTAATATAGTATTTACGATATGCAACTACTGCGTTGGTATCTTTGTATTGATCTGGCATTGCTTGGGCAAATGGGGTAATTTTACCTTTAGCAATATTAATAGGGGGATCATAAAGTTCATCCATCAACATTTGTTCCATTGCATGAACTTTTTTATACCGACGAGTATATTCTTTGCACAAGGCGTATGCATGCCGCCAAAGCCAAATGTAATTTGCTCTAGTTTCTCTAGTCCAAATAGTACATGGATGATTGATCATTGTTGCTTTACAAATATTTTTTTTAGTGCAAATATAAGTTTTATACTTGCGTTTGCCAGTATTTACATGCAATTCATCGCCATCAAGAACGTGATGAGCGGTTGAAAGCAACTGACAAGATTCAAGAATCATTTTAATAACGTGCTTATCACACATCATGCGAGCAGATTCAGCAGCATCTTCAGCAAGGACAAAAATATTCATATTTCGTTGTGTTCAAAAATAGTGTTAATGGTGCGATTTACTTTGATTAGTTTACCATGAGAATAGAGTTCAGGCAAGTTAAAAGCTCCAACATATGAGCAAGAAGATCTGAGTCCACCAAAAATATCTTGAATTGTATTTTTTACAGATCCTTTATATGGAACTTCAACGGTTCTGCCCTCAGAAGCTCTATAGTCTGAAAGCCCACCATTGTATTTTTCATTTGCTGTTTTGCTACTCATACCATAGTGAATCATTTTCATTTCTCCATGTTCACCATGTTTTATTTCTCCACCGCACTCATCATGTCCAGAAAATATTCCACCTGCCATTACAAATGCAGAACCAGCTACAAATGCTTTAGAAAAATCTCCTGGATGGATTATACCACCATCAGCAACGATCCCAATACCTAATGCTTCGGCTATTGGAGCACACTCTAGCACTGCGGAGAGTTGTGGATACCCCACACCTGCTACTCGTCTCGTCAAACACATCGACCCCGAGCCTATCCCTATTTTTACTAGGTCTGCGCCAGCCAGTGACAATGCCTCTACCCCCTCTGGGGTTACCACATTCCCTGCAATCAAAATTGATGTCGGCCATTTATCTCTCACTTTCTTTGTAAAATTATGAAATTCGGTCATGTAACCATTTGCGACATCTAAGCAAATAAATGTTGGATCATTTATATTTGCAGTATCAACAAATAGTTTACTATCAGCATCCAATCCAAGTGTCAATGACACATATTTTTCTTTTTCAGGATAGCTTGTAGCAAAATTTGAATAATAACTTCCACCTTTTTTAAGGCAAGTTACAACTTTAAATTCAGATAATGCAAGCGCCATACTATGGGTTCCTATAGTAGACATATTAGCTGCCATAATAGGAACACCGGACCACATTTTACCATTTTTAAATGTTGCCTGTACCTCCAAGTCTACATTTTTTCTTGAAGATACATTTGAAATTGTTGGAACAATTAGGACATCAGAGTAGTCCATTTTTGGTTCGTAATTTACAATCATACAATGATATTAACACAAAAAAACAAATTGTCAAATATCTTTTGTTTCTTCTTCAATTCTTTTGATTGCATCTCTTAGACTTAACATTTTTTGTGCTAATTCTTTCGAAGAAATTTTTTCTTTAAGATAATTTTCATAATTTGAAATTATGAGTTTTGATTCTCTTAACAGAATTGCGTAGAGGTGATCTTTTTTTGATTTATGATTGTCCACAATACTATTTATTGGATTCCACTATTTTCATCTCTGACAAATCTTTTTAAATTTCCCATATAAAATGAAGCCCACTTTTGTTTTACAATATCCCAAAATAAAACTCTACTGCCTCGCAATCCACCAAAAGCCTGCAATCTTGTAAGTCTTTGGCTAATAGGCACTATATTTTCACTTAAAGTGCCAACAATTCTATCTGCTCTTCCATCTGTTTGTACATATTCAACGGTGCAAACACCACTCATAAGTTCAAAATTAGTTTCAAAAAGAGATATAAATCCTGTTTTATAATAAACATCTTCGGTTATTATATCAACTTCTGCTAAAAAATCAGTATTGGGATCATACAACCGAGTTCTAGTTAAAGATTCATTTAATTGCAAATAATTTTCTACAGAACCGTAAGTATTTTTTATAAATTTATTAAATTCTAAATCTTTATTTAATAAATTTTTATAATTTTCTATTCTTTTTTCTGAATACATATAATCTTTTTGAATTAATTTATCTGTTTTATTAATATCAAAAAGATTACTTTCTAAAAAACTTGCTTGTAGTTGATCTTCTACATTACTTTCTAAACTTAAATTGATGGGGTCATTTGCGGATATATCCAGTGCTGGATATTTGTCAACTTCATTTTTTGGATTTAAAAAACCATCATTATTTGAAATTGAATATGGAAATTGGCTCATTAGTATTCCAAAATTGAATAATTTTTATTATTTGAAATATTTTTTAAATTCAAGTCAGCAGTTAAATCATTTAACAAAATTTTTATTAAATCCTTTGGAATAAAAACAAAAATAGAATGAAAAGGTATTTTTTGAGATGAATATATTAATTTTTTTATTTGTACAATATCATCTTTGATTTGTTTTTTATCAAAGTTTAAAATAATTTCAGTTTCTTTTAAATTGTTTTTATAAGTTACCACGATTTTGGTGTTGGTTTAAAATCTCCAAATATTGGATGGTTCTGCGGACCTCCTATTTTTTGAGGAGGTGTGACAAAACCCAATCTATTGTTTTCCACTAGCGGAGATGCAGTATTTTTGTACCGTTTGTGCAATTCTCTAATAGTATCCTCTAAACTTTTAGTATTTCTTTTTTCCATAAAATTATTTATCATAAATAGTATTAAGATGTCTTGCATAAAAGTAATACTAAATTTTCAAAATGAATTAAGACTCCATCACTGGGGAACACAATCTTTCGCAGCTCACCAAGCTCTTGGAATGGCATACGAAACAATTGACGATCTTTTGGATACATTTACAGAATCTTATATTGGTGTTTATGGGCGCAATGAAATCTATACCATTAAAAATTTAGAATTTAATGGACCAGATGAGTTGCCACCAGAAAAAGTATTGGATTCATTTGAAGAATTTTTAATGAATGATCTACCAAAAGAAATTGACGAAAGCCAAACAGCTTTACTAAACATAAGAGATGAAATATTAGGAGTAGTACAAAAAACAAAATATTTGTTGACTCTCAAATAATATTTTCTAAAGTTACCATAAAGGAGTTATGTATGAAGATCCCAGAATTGGTATATGAAGTTCGTAATCTTGCACGCAAAGAAGAAGATCCTGTAAAAAAGGATCTTCTTTTTCAATCTGCTAAAGCGATGGAAATATTAGGAAACTTAGCAAAAGTTTCAGATTTAGTTGTTGCAGAATATAAGTCTGCAAATAAACCATCAAAAACTGAAAATGATGAAATTGATAATTATAATATTTGTGAAACATCTCTTCAAATGTTGGAAGATCATTTAAATCAATTGCTATGGTATAAATTTATAGAAAAAGATGATCGATGGCCTTACGGCAATGATAATATTTTAATTTTTACACCATTTTATAAACCAATTTATACAGTAAAAGACTCTAAAACTGAATAAATTTTTGGTGGTATTGATTTGTGACTTAATACTGCCATGTTTGATGGCATAATTTTTAAAACATTTTTGCTATAGTATGGGCTCTTTTTGTACATACCATACTTTCTTTTCTTTTCCATTATAAAATGACTATAAATGTAACAATGTGCTCTTTTTGCATAAAGTTTTTTATCAATTTTTAGATTAAACTTATCTATTAATTTTACAGCTCTTTTTTCACAATCTCGTTCCATAGCTCTAACTTTAAAAAAAGCTTTTTTGAGAGTTTTTTTATTGTAATTTTTACCTTGAAACCAGTTGTCTACTATAATACCGGCAGAATCAGACTGTTTGTATACTTTTAATTGCTTTAAATATTGCAAAAAATGACAGTATTCATGTAAAAGTGTCTGTAAAAAACATGGATCTTTGGCTGCTACCTTTATTATGCCCCGACTCTCGTCAAAGTAGCCTTCGCAACGAAAACCATTACAGTTAACGCGCTTGCCCTTTCCAATAATTAATTTCATATCATATTGTGATAGGTGTTTTTTCACAAATTTGACAAACTGATGATCCCTCTTAGCCATAGGTCCTCCTCAGTCTACAATATTTATGGTATAGATATTGTTATGCAAGGATTTAGACAGTATAACACAAATAACCCCATTGACAATATTGTTTATGGCGATTTGATGTTAGATAATAAATCAAAAATTACTTGCGAAGATAAAATTATAAATTATTGTTTTGCTACAGGTTTAATTAACAAATTTTTTTCTTTAGTACCACCAAAAAATTCTAGTCAAGAGACTATAAATGAATTATTATTTTTGGAAAGAGTTACTAATAATGCAACACAAGAAGAAATTAATTTTTCAACTTTAGCAGAAATTGAAGAAAAAAAATGTTATGTAAATTTTTGTAAAAATGTTCTTAAATTGGATGTTAACACCATATATTTTGAAAAAATAATGGAACAAACAGATCCATTATTAATGTTATTAAAAAATCATTTTAATAGACCAAGACCATACCAGCTTGCACCATATTATAATATACAGTTAAAATTTCAAATACCAGTAGATGCTTTTCATCCTGCTTATCCTTCTGGTCATGGGTTGGACGCATTTGTAATTGAACATGTTTTAAATTCAATAAAACCAGATCAAAGACATGAGATAAATAAGTTTTGCAATGATATGGCATATAGTAGGTTTGTTGCTGGAGTCCATTATCCATCTGATAACAAAATTTCTAAAATTTTGGCAGATACTTTATTTTCACACAACTTAATAAAACTACCATCTATTTCTTGACGACCTTTGTTTATGGTTTATACTGTAGCATCTCTTTTAGAAAGGAACCATATGGAGATTACTACTGTTGACCGTCCGACCAAGATTCAAAGAGTTTTTGATTACATGCGTAAGGGTTCACCCCTAACCGCAGGCGAGGCTCGCAAGCGTTTCCGAGTTGGAAACATGCGTGCAACTATGCACGATCTACGCGAGGCATTTGATCGCTTTGATATGAACTACACTGTAGTTCGCGAGCTTCGTAATGGTCGCTCATATTATCGTGTTGCTCGTAATCGGCCACGCTAATACATACGGTCTGTGAAGAAAAAACCCCGCGCAAGCGGGGTTTTTTTATGTAACATTGATTTGCATTTCAAGCACGGATGGACCAGTAAATTCAAGATATATTGTTTTGCTACTTGATGGAGTTTTAGTATATAAAATTCCAGACTGATCAAATCCCGGTATTCCAATTACATAGATGTTTTCTGTCATTAAAATACTTTTCTTTTCATCTACATAAAAATTAACACTAAATCCTTTTAGAGAAGGATGGCTTAAATCAATTTTAAAACCGCTATCTATTGTAAAATTAACAATAGGTGTTGTAGTTTTATTTTCGTTCCCAAGAGCATTTGTTTTCAAATAATATGAATAGTTAAAAGAAAAATTTCCGCTTGCGTCAACCACACCAACTGGTACTTCTTCTACATAAGCAAAAATTTGAGAATCATAAAGAGTTGATTTGTCTGAAGATGATGCATTGAACCCATCTCCTGTTATTCTAGAACAGTAAAGACATGGGAACCATTTTGCAGTATATGATCCTGTTAAAAATTGACTTCTTAAAAATGCTTGTAGTTGATTTTGATTTTCAAAACATTCTATTTGATTTCCAGTAGAATCGTATACAACATAACATCCAACATTTATTTTACTTTTTGATAAGATTTCTGGATTTGCATTTCCTCTAAGATATAAAGTTAGAGTAGAATTTTGTGTTGATCTATCTTCATTTTGTAAAGTTGTATCTGTGTATATTAGTTCTCTATCATCTTTTAATTTTATAACAGAATTAATTTTTAATTTTCCGGAATTGTATGTGGAACCAGAAATTTCGATATATTCTTCTTTACTAAATGCAGATCCGATTGCTCCAAAATTAACAAAAGATTTACCAATATTTGTTAAATTATTTTGAATATAATTTTGTGCAGTTGCTCCACCGGTGTAATTTGTTGTATACTGTGGTGGATCTACAAAATTAACTTTGTTGTAGTACTTGTAATTGGTTGAATATGTAAATCCAGAAACTATACCGGCAACAATCATTTTGTCTGTTGCTGTTAAACTTTCAAAAGAAAAAACACCACTTACATCTACAGTATAATTGTAGTCTGGATCGTAATAATCGCCATCAGTGAACGAAAATGTAGTTCCAACTGGAGTTGCATCAAATAATTTTTTAAGATAAGTTAAATCCGAAATACTATTTGTTGAACTATAGTCTATAAAACAACTAGACCCAATTATAGAAACATTTGGTTTAGACTCCATATAACCTTGTGAAAAACAAGGATCATATGTAGAGCCATAAATTTTTAAACCATAATTTGATAAATTTTTTGTAGCATTTAATGTATATAAAGACATATCAGCTTGCCATATATGTTACGATTTGTGTTCCAGTATTTGAAATTGCGTAAACGGTATTTGTATTTTGAATGTTTAAGAAAACATTCTCACCTGGATCTAGTGCATATCCAAACGAGGATCCTACTAAGGCACTTGTATTTCCAAGATATACAAAGTCTGTGTTTGTAGATAGCGCTTTAATATTAATTCCAGCCAAGCATGTATACCCAGCAGTATCCATTTGTGAAACGGAAGCCGATGTTGGAGATACCCTCCCCGTCTTAAATGCGGTTGGCCTACCAACGCCAAGAGCTTGTAAATCTGTTCTGAGACCAACAACCTGTGAATAAATGTCAGTTATACCAGTAGTAATTGTTGTATTATTAATCCAAACAGTATTTCCGACTGTTACTGCAACTGCAGTAGCTCCAGACAAACCGACTACAGTAACAGTTGAAGGAATGGTTGCATTTATTGTGGCTCCAACAATAGAAACTTTTAATGCGTCACCATCGGTTCCCAAGCTCCAACCAGTTGATCCAACTAATTTAACAAATATTGAAGTCGCACCAGATGGGCCATAAGTAGAAATTGAATCTGCTGTTGTGTATAAACGGCCTCCTGTAATTTCTACTTGATTGCCGGTATATGTTTTTACATAAACTGGAGATGCGGTTGAACCAGTAGCAATAATTGTTCCACTGACTGGCAATGGATATCCACCACCTGTACCCTGAACTGAAATTAAACCACTGAAACCACTGATAGTCGCGGTTATACCAGCATTTACTGTAACTGGAAGGGGATTGGTAGAAGAAGCCAGGGTAGCTACTCCTGTAGCACCATATGCTAATTTAAAAATTTGATAGTGTGCTGTTATTCCCGCAAATTGTGCAACATCAGTTGCTACAGCAGCTGTTAAACCTGCTGTTTCGATAATAATATTTTCGTTGGTATCGTTGGCCATGGTTTGTCCTATAAATAGTTCTAGAATATTTAGAACAGCAAAAAGATTGCTTTACCGTCTTTATGTGGTATATTTTATTGGAGACATTATGTATATAGACGACACAGCAAAAGAAAAATTTTCAAATCAAGTTTTACAAAGAGTATCTAAAACAAAATTATCATTTATGGATTGTGTTTTGGAGTTAAGTGAAGAAATGGGTTTAGAACCATCTGCAGCAGGAAAACTTCTTACAAAACCCATTATTGAAAAAATAGAGCAAGAAGGTAAAAGATTGAATATTTTAAAAAACAAAAAAACTACTAAATTACCTGTTGACTAAATCTAGATTAAATATATACTGAACACAGAAAGGCCGAGGTAGATCCTCGGGAAATATTATGCCAAATTTTTCAGATTTTAAAAAGAAAAGTAAAAACTCTGTCGCAAATTTAACCCAACGTCTTGAAAAGATGACATCGAAGGACAGCTATAAAGATGAACGGCTTTGGAAGCCTGGAATTGATAAAGCTGGAAATGGTTATGCTGTAATTCGTTTTCTTCCAGAAATTGATGGTGAAGATAGTCCATTTGTGGCTGTTTATAGCCATACTTTTAAAGGAAAAGGTGGTTGGCTTTATGAAAATTGCCCAACTACCATTGGTGAAAAATGCCCGGTTTGTGCAGCAAATACGGAACTTTGGAACAGTGGAATTGAAGATGATAAAAATATTGCTCGTCAACGCAAGCGTAAGTTGACTTATATTTCAAACATTTTAGTTCTTGAGGATCCAGCAAATCCAGAAAACAAAGGAAAAGTTTTCCTTTATCAGTACGGTACTAAGATTTTTCAAAAAATCCAAAGTCTTGCTCATCCGGAGTTTCAAGATGAAGTTGCAGTAGATCCATTTAATTTTTGGACTGGTGCAGACTTTAAACTAAAAATTCGTAATGTTGGCGGTTATGTAAATTATGATCGAAGCGAATTTGCTTCCCCCGCTCCTCTATTTGGAGGTGAGGATAAGAAGCTAGAAGAGCTTTGGAAGAAGCAATACCCACTCAAGCCATTCATTGATAAGAGTCAATTCAAGAGCTTTGAGGAGCTTAATGAGAGGTTTAAAAAGGCTGTTGGTGATGATATCCGTGCACAGTTTATCGAATCCAAGAGTGTAGAGGATGATGTGGAAGAACCCACAATTACTGAAACAGAAGAAAAAGATCCTTTGCAGTATTTCTCAGAAATGGAGAATGATTAAAAAAGCCCCGAAAGGGGCTTTTTTTATTACCACTCAACTGTTTTAGATACTCTTAATTTTTCATCATTAAAATACAAATTTATACCAGCGTAAGTCGGTCTTGCTTCTGTATAACCTTTTGGGTCTTTTCCTTTATTTAAAAGTGCAGAAACCGATTTATACAAATTTGAAATTGCGGGAGTAATATTAGAAATTAATTGTTGTTCAATTGTATTAATTTTTTTATTAGTTTCTAAATTTTGAGAGGGTGCTTTAAAAATAATTGGTGAAGATTCTTTGGGTATGGAATTTACATTAGTAAAATCTATATCTTTTTGTAAAATTTCTTCATTAATATTTGTGTCATCTTTAAAAATATAATTGTTTATAGAAATTGCTTCAACTTCAGGCATACTCATGTCAGCAAAACTATAAGAAGCTTTTTCTTGTGAATTAAAAAGGTCCTGAGGCTGTAACAAATAATTTTGAGTTATTTGTTCTGCTATAATTTCTTTTGTTTTATTTTCTTCCATTTTAGTAATTAAATTGTTTATTTAACTTTTGTTCGTATTCTTTTTGTTTTTCTTCAGCCAATAGGCTAACGTATATTTCTCTTTCCCAGAACATCATGTTTTCAATATCTTGTAAATTCCATTTATAAAAGTGAATTAAAGAAAAATTTGTTTGATAATAATCAAATAAATTTAAAAAGTTTGAAGCAAGGTAAAAAAACTTAGGGTACCAGACACCTCTCTTTCTCCGTCTTTTAATTTTACGGAAACATAAAGTTCTGGTTGTTTTTTGCTAATTTGCTTTATACTTTCAATACACGAATATGGGAGATTTTCAATTATTTTTTGTATTTCTTCCGGTACAAACTTGTTTAGTTCATATAATTCTTTATTTACTGAAATTGCTTTAATATATTTTTTAAATAATGCATGTTCGTCATCTAAATTTATTTCTAGTAAATCTTTTATTTTTGGGGTTTTTACAATTAAATTTATTCCATTTTGCAAAACTATAGAATCCGAAAAAATACTGTTGCGAACTTTAATTTCATCAATATGAATTTTTGCGGCTTCTTCATTAATTTTTAATTGTATTTCTTCACCTACGCTTTTTGATCTTATTTTTAGATAAAGATATTCGGCATCAGCTAGGCATAAACTTTCTACATCTAATTCTTTACTATTATTTTTTACTAAGTTTACTAAAGCATTTAAAGCTAACTGTTTATTTTGTTCTTTTAATATAATTGCAATATTTTTTGAATCTTTAACTTTAAATGGTGTAAAAAAAACTTTAATTTTTGATACAGGTAAAGTAGTTTCATACCATGGAAGTAAGCTATTATATAAAGTTTCAATAGTCATAATACTGTTTGTTTAAATTCTCTAAATCCAAATGTAACTGCATAACGAAGATATTTATCAGTAAATGCCATACTTAATTCTATTGGTTGCGTTTCTACAGGAAACGTTTCAAAAAATTCAAATCTTGAATTTACGTTTCCATTTGGATCTAAAATGTTAATCGTCATTACTACTGGGCTAATTACATCATAATAGTATGGAAGAACATATGCATTTCTAGTAGAAATGGCATTTCTTGGTCCAGTATAAAAAGTATTAAACCATTTATTAAATGCATCTAATACAACATTATCATTTGATATGGGAAAAACAATTATTATTCCATTACCGCCACTTAATTGATTTTGTGATCTTGGTACAAATCTACCATTACCATACCCCTGTAGCCCATCTTGAATTGTATTTATTGATCTTGGCCCTAAACTAATAAATTCAGCTGGTAAAACTTTTAAGCTATCGCCCAACCCCAAAGATGCCGGTAAATTAAAAGATACACTAAAACGATTTGCCAATTGCAAACCACCATGGTTGGCAAAGTAATTTTTAATACTGTCTATGGAGTTAGTAAGTGGTGTATCAGCCATTTTTAAATAATTCTTCTTCTGTTAATAGTTTAAATGATATATTGTGCTCTTTACAGTATTTATCTGCAGCATCCCATTTAGCTTTGTTTATTATCCAGGTAATTTTATCTTTTTTAGAACAATTTTCTTTAAGTATTGTTTGTTTTTTAGGTTTGACTTCAATCATCCAGCATTGTTCTTTAGATCCATCTGTAAACTTAACTAAAAAATCTGGATAATAGTTGTGCACTTTTTTGTCTATTGGACTAGTATACGGTATTACTATTTCCTCAAAAGACCATTTTAATATACTATTATTTTCATCTAAAAATTTACAAACACGTCTTTCCCAAAGCGACCTACATTTAATTTTTGTATAGTCTCCAACATATTTTTTTATATTTTTTGGTTTGAATATGGTTTTGTAAGCCATAAAATTATTTAGTTAAATTTGACTAAATAATAATATATGCCAGCCAGTTATACTAGACAATATCCTGCTGTAGGAACGCTAGCAGCTTTAGAACAACCTTTATGGTTAAAATTTAGTACTACTCCTTATTCTTTAATTGCATCACAGAGGACTAGATCATATATTTCTGCCAATTCTCAAATTGATTTAGTTTTACCGTTGCCAAAAGAGCCTGGCTATCAAGTTAGACATGAATATGGCGAAGGAACTAACCCAGTGGGGCCAGTATTATCTTTAGCTTCTTTGCAAAATAGTGGGGGCGATTTTGATACACTGTGGAACCGTTTAATAGATCCTGGTATGTTTCAAAATGAATATATGTATGCAACTACTACATTTAGAAGATTTTCTAATATTTCAGAAGCAACTTTAGTATCTGAAGCTAGAAAAGAATATTACTTTGAATATTTATTTGTACCTAAAAATGAAAATGAAACAAGGCAAGTTATTGATATTGTTGGTAGTTTTAGAAAAGCATCTTATCCAAGATCAGCGGGATTGCCGGAAAGAACTTATCCTCAAAATTTATGGACAATAGAAGTTTTGCCGGGAACAATAAGCGGATCTTCGCCAACGCTTACAGCTGATTGGTTGGGAGAACCTATGCCTTGTGTTTTAACAACGGTTTTAGTAAAAACAAATGATGCAGCTGATCCTATTGTAAGATTTTTACCTAATGGAACCTCTAGTGTTACTGTACTTGGACTAATGTTTAGGGAATTTGAAACAGGCACCTACGTTCCACCTGGCGGTGGCGGTGGCGGTGGGCAATTG